ATTGAAAACAATTGCCGGTGATCCATCAGCGGGATCAATTGCAATATGGGCTAACAATGAAATGAATGGTTATACTGCGAGAGCAACATCAAATGTATTAAATACATATGGTACCGGATCAGATGGTGCCGGATGTGTATTTGGTCGATGGGATGATTGTGTTATTGCATCATTCGGTGATGCGATGGATTTAATCGTTGATCCTTATTCGGGAGCAAAAAGCGGTTTAATAACAATCGTTGTAAATTCTAATTGGGATGTTCAATTCAAAAGAGCGGGATCATTCTCAACAATAGAGGGAATCTCAATATAATAAGTTGATATTAATTGGAGCCGTTTCGGCGGCTCCTTTTTTTTCTTTATCATGAGTATATTTGCATTAAAAACAGATGCGGTAACAACCGAGCCAATCACAAAAGCAGAGGCGAAATCATATATGAGGGTTGATGTTACAACCGATGATGATTTGATTGAAGAAATGATCACCGCCGCGCGCATTTACATTGAGAAATTAACCGGTGTGGTATTAACTAAAGATGAGGTTAATGAATACCGCGATAAATTTCCGGGATCGGATGATATGATTTTACAATATGATGGAGAATTAAAAGCCGGAACAAATCCGGTTGTATCATATATAAAAGATGGTGATACAACATATACAGATTTAACATTGGATACTGATTATCGGTTGGCTCAATTTAATGGCCAAACGCGATTGCAACCAATGACAACATGGCCAACAAATGTATCATATTTTGATAATGCCGTAAAAATTAAATATAATGCGGAGCCGTATCATGGGGAAACAACCGCGCCAATGCCATTAAAAATGGCGATGTATATGCTTATCGCACATATGTATGAGGAGAGATCAGTTATTATATATTCAGAACATAAGGTAATGCCATATGGATTTGATGCGTTAATTAATCAATATCGCAATTATGTATGGACTAAGGAAGATAATTCCGGAAATCGATTGCAATCGTGAATGTTGGAAAATTAAAATATCAGATTAAATATATAAAGAAAACATTTGCATCATCTAATGCGAATTATGGCGAAATGTTGCCATCATCAACCGAATATGTAATATGGGCGGATATGAAATGGATTGCAGCAAAGGAGAAATTAATCGGTGATCAATTAACATCGATTAAAAATTGTGAGTTTGTTATAAGATATTCAAGCGATACAAAGGGAATCAATGAGCGTGATATGATTGAGTTTTGGCCGGAATATCCATCATCAACAGATAAAAGCGAATTTGATATTTTATCAATTCAATATGTTGGTAAACAAAATAAATCATATATTAAAGTTTTAGCACAAGAAAGATCATGAGCGTATTTGATATTGGATTTGGAATTACCGGTGATAAAGAAGTTGATCGTTTATTAAGACAATTAAAAGAATGTTATACCAAAAAGGTTTTATTAAAGGCATACCGCCAAGCGGCAAAGCCATTAATAAAAGCGGTTAGAAGTAAAATAGAGGATTCCGGCCGCAGCGATCAAAATTTAGGTAAGGGCAGAGGATCAAGAAAATCGGGAGATTTAAGGAAATCAATTGGTAATATACGATCAAAGAGTAAAACATATTCTAAAATATATGTTGGGCCGCGCGCAAAAGGTGTGAATAAATATCGTGGATATATTGGGCATTGGGTTGAATTAGGAGATGAGTATTCCGGAGTTAATTTTAAAGGCCGCAAATATATGAGAGATGGTTATCAAGCCGGCAAAGCGCAAGCGCAACAAAGGTTAAAAGGTGATATGATAAAAGCAATTAAAAGTGCTTTAAAATAATGGCGGCGGTTGATGCATATGAGATTGGAAGATTCATCTTTCATGTTTTAAAAAATGATTCTACATTGTTAGGTTATTTGGATAATGGAGCATTATCAATACAACCGGTTTATATTGATGGCGGTGCTTTGAAAAATGGAATTGTTTATACTTTGTTGAATGTAGATAATGAAAACACAAAAACCACAAGCCGCGCAAATTTAACGCGGGTAGTTTTTCGGTTGGAGGTGTTTTCTGAAACATTTAGTAATTTACAAACAATATCAAGGCGAATTGGCGCATTATTAGATAAGCCGGCGCAGGGTGAATATAATGGAGTGGATTTACAATCATGTATCATTGAAACATATGATGATGATTTTGATGAGAAAAATAAATTATATTATCGAGATTATAGGTTTAACGCAAGAATATTTAAAGCATGACAAAATATAAATTATTAATAAAGCAAGAATTGACAATCTCAATTGGTGGTGAGGTATTGAGATTTATTCCCGGCCAAAAAATCAAAATAAATGAGGAGGATTTACCGGGCATCGATTCACACAAATATGAAGTGATCGAAAAAATATCACCAAAAGGAAGTAAAAAAGAAAAAACAAAAACAAAAAAAGAGGAATAAAATGGCTATTTTAAACGGAACAGATTTAATATTAAAAGTCGCGGCCGATGGTGGATCAAAAGAGATCATCGGTAATTCAACATCATGTTCATTGGATATATCAGTTGATGAGCGTGATATGAGTACAAAGGATTCTAAAGCATGGAAAGCAATCGGCACCGGAATGAAATCATATAGTATTTCATGTGAGGCATTATATGTTAATCAAGCGGTTGGATCGGCGCAAGATTTCGCGGAGTTGTTTGAGTTGGCATTGGGTGGTGTAGCGGGAACAACCGCAGCCGGGACAAAGATTGATTGGGAGATGACATTAAATGCAACATTAGCAACCGGCGATCGCACATATTCGGGAGAG